CATACGGATTATTAATAACCTCACCTGTAGATTTTAATAATTGAACCTTTCTTGGAATAATAGGCAGCGTATAAGGATTTGCAAATGTATAATCAATATCAGCTACTAAATTAATAGTTGATGAATCATTATACCCTGATATATTTATCGTGCCTCTATTTACTACTACTTCTATTACCATATCAGTAAGGTTTATTTTGTATGTTAAACGTATCTAATGCTACCCGGATAGTGTTTTCTAAGTTATCGGGTAGAACATTATTTGTATCTATTAATTCAATCCACATATCAGCCCTGCCTAAATATATTGGCGGGTCAGTAGTGAGGTAGAAATAATAATTATAAGCGTCAATCCTTTCTAAGGCCGTGAAGTCTCCAGAACCATCTTTATTATATTGGCGAGTTACGTTTTGACCGACCGCTATACGTATTTGCAAGTCATCGAGAGCATCAATACTAATAGGGATAGTTTTATTATCATCTACGTAAAGCCTGATTATTATCTGTTCGTCACAGCCTTTATATATTATTGTCGCTGCCATAATTTACAATCTAAAGATATGAAAATTCATATGAGAAACAGTTATTGTTCCTGTATTGTCTGCTCTAAATTTTATTTTTACTATATCGCCTGTGTTTAAAAATAAAATACCAGAATTACTGCTATTGCCAACATCGCCCCCAGTGCCTATCTTTCGTTGAGTTTCTATCTGAGTTGCCTCTACATCATTAACAAATACAGAATGATGAATAATAGTGCTAATTGTTCCGTGTGTATAGCTAGAGGAGTTACATATTTTATAATATCCTGACGTTGTAGTTGTTATCGTAGAATCTGTTAACGTAGTGTTAATAGTTAAATCCGTTTGAAACTTTCTAAATGTATAATAAGTATCCGCCACTCCTATTGACAGAGTACTATCTCCATCAACGTATAATTGACCTATGTATTGCGGTGCAACTATTTTTTTCTCAAATATAATACTATCATTTGGGGAGGTTATTTTTTTAGTTATTACAGAATCAGCATACATTGCAGGGGTTACTACTTTTTCATTAAAATAAAAAGGTATATCACTTAACCCAGAATCACATAATACATGCAATGATTTTAACCCTCCGCTTATTTGACCTATGTCTAGTAATGAGTTAGCTCCTGTAAAAGGGTCTATATCAATTGCCGGTGATGATGCTGTTTGATTTAGTCTAATTCCAATACCTCCATTAGTAGTGCAAGATGAAACAAAAGAGGCTCCCGATGTACTTGTATTTTCGATAGCTATCATAGCCCCATTCCCACCCAATAAACCATATATTCCAGTACCATCAGAAGGGCTTTCTATTTTTATCCCAGAAGCTGGATTCCCTGCATTATTAATTAATAGACCTGTTGAGCTACCATCTGCAACATCTATAACAATTGATTTAGAATAATTTGAAGTTACATGTAGCGCAGTGTCGCCGATTGACGATGTTAATTTTAACGTATTTAAATTATAAGTAAAATTAGAACTACCTCCACTAGTGTCGTTTACTTCGTATAACACTGCGCCGGTTGGCATATATTGTAAACTAATATTCCCTGAATTTAAAGAAATACTAGCAATACTATCTTCAATCATACCACCAACATAAGACACATGAGTTAAAGATAATGCTGTTAAATCTTGATAATCAGCATAATATTTTAAACCTGTCTGGGAACCTCCGGCTTTATAGTCTCTAAATATGTTATCTGTAGCATTCATGGAAAGTATACCACCGCCAGGACTAGTATTTGTTCCAAATGAACTAGTTATTGTACCGCTTAATTCTAAATAATTCGGATATACCCCAAAGTTATTTACCCCAGAGTTAGCCCCAATAAATAAATTCCCTGTTATTCCGTCAAAGTTTAAAGTATTTCCATCAAGTTCAATTGAAGTACTTTCTATTAATGTATCGCCCCATTTAACATCATTACCATCTCTTACTAATCCGTTGGTGAAATTTAACGTTCCAATTGAATTTGTTACATAGGTATCATTTACTAATGTTCCTGAATAAACGCCAGTTATTACACTATCTTTTAACTCAATAGATGTTATAGCAAATGTATCGGCTGTTATATTAAACGTAGTATCTGAAGATAACGTCCATATACCACCGCTATATATTAACGAAACAGTATCATTATTTTGAACAGCATTAAACCCTTTTCGTATAGTGCTTTGAGAATAAACACTTACACTTATAAGTGCAATTAATAAGATTAATATTTTTTTCATTACTTTATGATTTGTCCGTCCCATGTTCCTGCTTGTATTGCACCTCCAAAATCGAAGGTTAGTTGTGTATCTGATACCCTTGTCATTATAGCGTAAGCGTTTTCATATGTTCCATCAGGTCTACGTAGCGATGGTTTAGGGTAGCTTGTCGAAAAAGGTAGATTAACAGTTAATATCCCTGCAACCAAACTAGCGGTAGTAAATTGGAAATTATAATTATCATCTACATTGTTTTTAGCTTGTGCAAAATTACTATCTAGATCAGCTAGTAAATCGGCTGTTTTATAATTAGTACCTTCCGATATGGCTTTTGTTAATATGTCTATGTATGCCATAATATTGTTTTTACAAATTTAATGTTTATTTATACTAAATAAAAATTATGCGTCAATCCTTTTATCTATATTTATAGCTTCTAATAAGTCAACATATACAGGCCATTGAATAGCCCAAAATGTCTCAGTTACAAACTCATTTTCTAATGATCTATTGTTCAGTACTATACTATTAATAGAGTAATAATCTTTTACTTTATCATTACCCTTGCCTACCGTGTTTATTATTAAATCTAAATCCCCGCCTAAATTGGAATTTATAGTTAATTTATTAGGAATTATTACATCTTCCCATATACGCTCTAAATCGCCCAATTCTTGTAAGCATATATCAAACACATTTTGTCCTTCTTGTACTTTCATAATTACGCTATTGTTCCAGTTCCAGTTCCTAGGCCAGATCCACTTATGCCAACGCCAGGAGTTACGCCTGCTACGCTAGTTACCGTTACTGTAGTGTTTATAGTCCCGCTTTTAACATATGTATCTAGCGCATTAGATAAGCCAGTGGCAAGATTATCTATCCCTTGCGTTTGTTCAGTTGTTAAACTACCTGCATATTGACTTGTAAATATTGCTATTAAAGCCGCCTTTAAGCCAGTTTTATTTAGTGCCATTATGTTAATAAGTTGTTAATACTTGTGTTAATACTTGTAAAATCAGCAACATTTAAAGGTACACCGCTAGTTCCAGAAGGGGTTGGTACAGTAATCAACTTTATTGCCGAAATTAAATTATTTAGTATAGTTTTCAAATCATCCGATGTATTAGATATATTTACTTTATCTGTTAAGCTTAATTTAGCCCCATCAGATGTAATAGTTTCAATACTATCTATTTCAGAATACTGAATAATTACCCCAGTTTGATTATTAATAAAAGATAGTAATATATAGCTATTAATAGCAGGCTTAATGTAAATGCCTGTTGTTAGTTCAATAGAAGCTTGTAAACGTCCTTTACGTTCTGCATCGCCATTTATTGGCTCTAATTGGCAGGTTCGTTTTGTCGTGTCGATCGACAATACTTTACAAATAGATGAATATCTCTTTTCTTTTCTATCCATCTTATCGAATATATCTTGGAATATTTCAATTATATTTCCGTTCATTTTGCTTTATATTGTGCTACTTGCTGTCTTAATTCTATCTCTTGGAAACCTCCATTCATATCTATTTTTGTTACAACACTTCTTACTTTATATTTCCCGTTCCTTTCTTGGTATTGAAGATCATACAAATTTATATAATCGTTTATTTCTGTTAAAGGCTCTAAATAAGTAGTAAATGTTCCAGAATATCCAGTATAATAAAATTTAGGGTACTCCTTTCTGAGCAATGCTTCTAGTTCGCTTTCTGTTTTATTATATGCGTTCAAAGTCCTTTGCTCTCCAGGTATGCCCGTGTCGTTTACAATTAATTCTTTATTTTTTGTATATGCAAATAATTCAATCTTTTCATTAGTGTCTAAGTTTGAAATTCCCTTTAACACTAAATAATAATCGTTATTGTCTTTATATATTAAATTATTTTCAGCTACATTATGCTGAATTATGAAATTTTTTGTTTCACCTTGCAGATTATCCATTACCCCTATATATAAAACACCGTTATTTGGGAATATTTTCAAACCTACTTTTTCAAGCTCCTGAAAAACTTGTATACCATTGATAACAGAATTATTATCTATAATAAAGTCACCTACATTAAGGTTTTCTAAACCGCTTTCTTGGTAATTAACTTGAATTAAAGTTCCTGATATAACGTAATTAACGATATTTTTAAGTAATGATTTTACTCCTCCGCTTGGTGGAGTTTTATAAAATGTTTTTGAAGCCACATTTATTGATTTCAAAGCATATCCATAATCTTCGCAATAAATAGTTATATTTTCTTTTATTTCCATTCTAGTAACAAACCCGGTAAATCGTAAAGGTAGCTGATCGAATGTTTTATTATATCCTGACCAAATTTTCACAACGTCATCTCTACTTATTAAAGCTTCTAAATTTTCAGATTCATTGACGATGAATGATGCTTTGCTTTTTTCTCGATACAAAATATTAGGCAGTACGATAACAGCATTTTGAGTAAAATTATCAATGCTTTTAGTTATCTCAGTGCTAACACAACCAGTAACTCCTATGTTGCCTATCTGTATTTTCTGAAAAAGACTATACATTATGAATTAAGTATATTAATTAACTGTTCAGAATCTTCAACTTGCTCTTGGGTAAATTCAAGTATATTATTTTTATCACTCATACAGTTTATTTCAAATGATTGATTATTCCTGCCTCCTTCAATTTGTGGAAATCTATAATCTGTAATAACTACATGATTAATCCCGAATATTTCATTTAGAAATTTAGAGTAAATAGGTATTTGATACCCTGCTTTACATATAAAGATTAATGTTTTTAACTCTTGCTCTGGAAAATAATTATTTGATACTACTTTTACCGACTCCCATTGATCAAAATCACTATCATATTTGCCGGAAATAGTTCCGGTTATTAATATTGAATAATCACCATCTGATATATATTGTTTTATAGTTCCGTTTTTTCCTTGTATAGACGTAGAAACTATATTCCTTGTCATTGACACATCGACAAGCACCTCTATAAGTTTTAATGGGTTATATGACACTTTATTACCCTGTATATCTAAGTAATTATTACTACCCTTATTTGTTGTGCTTCCAAATGTTACCGAATCATATATTGGAGTACCTAAAGGCGAGATATCATCTGGTATTGCATCTAAGGTTATAGCATTCTTTTTGTCTAATACCTCCCTTAATATCTGTATCTTTACAAGATTTGTACTAGCACCTACTAAAGTCCCACCTATATTATTAAATCTAAAATCTTTCTCGTTTGCCATGTTACCCTGCTTTTAATGATCTTTGAGCATCGTTTGTTGCATTTAATAAAACTTCTGTTATCATTCTTTGTATCTGAGGTAAGCTTTCGGTTAAATTCTGAGTGTTTACCGATAATGTTTCTACCATTTTACCAAATGTTATATTTATTACCTTTGGCGAACGCGAGGTTATAGTTGTTTCTTTAACAGTCTCATTAATGGTGTTATTAGTGCTTAATCCATCTTTTGAATGCTTATCAAACAATTTTATTTGATTATTTATATTTTTTAATAAGCCGTCATAAATATTTATATATGGTTTTATATCTTTTATATTCGATTCTTTTACAAAATCAGGCACGTCCGACATTTTTATATTCTCAACCGAACGTTTCATCTCTGCTATTTGCTCGTTAAATATATCTGCTGACGCATTTAATTCGTCTATTCCAAAGTTTTTAATTACTTCCCTGAATTTATTTATACTTTTTAAATCAAGATTTAAAACATCTATTCCAAACTCATTCTTAGTTAGAATACCTAACGATTTTAACATTTTACTAACTTTTTCTTCTAAAGCAATTAACGCTGGTTTTTCTAATTGTTCATTTAATAGTTTCTGTTGATCTGTTGCATCTTTTTGCTTATTTCTTAATTGTATTAATTTTGTTATTAATAATGTTATGCCAGTAATCGCTAACCCTATAGCATTACCTCTCATGGTTGCGTTAAAAGTTTTTGTTAATCTTATTGCAGATTTTAAACCCCTATTTGAGGCTATAATTGAAAATCTAAACAATTTATTTGCTATCATAGCTATTTTAATTGCTCTACTGGTTGCATACATTATTGTTTTATACAACACATATATTTTTATAGCTTTAACGGTTAATTTGATAAGATTTTCAATTACATCCTGATTTTTTACTAATACGTCAACTAATTTAATTACCCTATCAGCATATTCTTTTAAAACACCGTTATTTTCACCTAAATTAGCACCTAGCAACTCAAATTTACCTCTTATTGTTGATATTTTACCCCCTAATGTAGCTGATTGCTTTTCCATTAAATTAAAGAAAGTACCACCCTCACTCGTCATTACGCCGAAAGCTTTAGCCATTAAATCAGATGTTATTTTTCCTTCGCTCCCCATTTTCATAACCTCAGCTGTAGTAATGCCGAACATATCAGAAAATGTTTGTAATATAGGTACGCTTCGCTCTGCTAATTGGTTTAGCTCCTCAGCTTGTAACCTTCCTTTATTCATACCCTTTGCATATATAGCAGCCATTTCGGTTAGTGGTATATTTGATCCTGCTGATACGTCACCAATAGTTTTTAAAGTGCCTTGTATTTTTTCTAATGGTATTTGCGCAGCTAATAACATCCTCCCCGATTTTATAACTTCTTGATTATTAAACGGGGTGATATTTGCAAATTGGTTTAAATCTGCTATTAACTTATTAGCCTTTTCACCATCTTTTAGAAATGTTGTAAATGCTACTCTGGTTTGCTCCATTTCTATGCCTAACTGAACAACCCCTTTAATTCCCATTGCTACACCCGCAAACCCTAATAAAGGAGCTAAACTTCTTAAATTCTGAGCAAGTGCTGATGAATTTTTATTAGTATCTTGTAGATTTTTATTAATATTTTTTAAGTTCTTCGTGAACTGATCCCGTAAAGTAATTATATATTCTACATTCTTCATTTAATAATATTCTTAAAACTTAAAGGAACTTGCGCAATTGGTAATATATGACTTGCTTCTAATATTTCAATATACTTCCAATATTTTGCTAATTCATCTAAATTGGATATTTCTTTGTTAAAATAAAATAGGATTAACGCTCTCATATGCACTAATCCTAAATTTTTATATTTACAGTTATGTAGACTTAATTTTTTTTTACATCACCTTCATATATATTTACTATATTAGCACATGATAAACAAATACTAATATATAAATCAACATCCTGTTTTATTTTAGCAAGCTCTTCAGCTCCTTCAGAATAACAAGCGTCAAAGATAATTTGCCCCGAACCTATTAAATCCATATCCCCAGACCCTTTTAACAATTTACTGATTGCCAATGATTTTACTTCAAATGTAGGTTCTATTAATTTATACCTTAGTTCCTTATCGTCTTTTTTAATTATTACTTCCATTTTAATATATGTTAGTTATTCCGCTTGCTATGCATGTATACTGTACTTTTGCATCAGTAGTGTCTTCATCAGAAGAATAGCTAGTACTCATTACCAAAACATTTTTTATAATATCATATCTAGGCGCTTCTAGATTTATCGTAGTTAAAGGGATATCGAAAGGTGATAAATCTAACACATCTCTATTTGGACTTGCCGCATTTAATGCAGCATCTTCTTTTTTGCTGATAGTAAAAGTAACATCAACTGGATTATTTTTTCCTATTCCATAACCAACAGGATCACCTTGAGTTCCAAAAGAGAACCCTTTTTCTTTTGATTTATCAATTGTTAAATCAGATAAAGAAACTATAGGTACTCCACCAATAGAAAAGATGATATCTTGATGCGCTATATTTCTGCCGTTTATAAGTGCTATTCCTTTTGCCATTTTATGTCAATTTAACCACATAACTATTATTAACTACTATATTATTGGCTTTGCCTTTAGGGATTATATCTACAGTTATTTGAAGCTCTGAAGTGCTTAAAATGTTCTGTGTTTGATCAATTGTTACCTGTTTGGCGGCTATTTCACGATCAATCTTCATGACATCTAGTACACCGTCAATAATAGAATGGTACTCATTTATTGATTCCTGAGCAAGTGTACCATCATCATTAATATCTATATCGTCAGCTAATTTTGGAACTAACGCAATATAAATATTTCTTTCTGCTTTATCCATTGTGCGATTATTCTCAGATGTTGCGTAATCGTTTGAACTTGCAATAGCAGTATAACTACCATTGAAATAAACCCCCGTAGACCCGCTAAATTCTCTTAGATAAGTATAATGGTAATCATGTAATTGATTACGTAAAGCCTTAGACACATCTTTATAAATGTCACCTGTAGCAAATCCAGCGATACTAAGTATGTTACCAAGCCTTAACGGGAACCTTTCTGGGTTAGCCGTGCTTTCATTTACTTTCGCTTTCGCCAAAGCACCCATTGAAGCACCTAGTGTAGAAATGGAATTACCAGCTATATCCGATAAATTCAAACTAACCTCACTAAAATATTCACTATCATAAGGCGATTGCCCGACACTTGATTTGTTTGCTATAAATGTTTTATTCAGCCATTTAGCTTTATCCCCCGGAACATATGACTTACTAGCAGAATAAGCTTGTTGTAAAAAGTTACCGTCCTCACCTGCTATAACTTGAACTTTAGAAGACGTTAAAGCTGCCAAATTGGGAAGTGTTGAAAGTGTCAAAGAAGACATGTCGGCATGAATAAGTCCAAACATGTTCTCTTTTTCAGTTCTAGCAGTTACCAACTGAGACTGAGTGCTGGATAGCATTGAAGTAGCAAAAGTTTCATCTGGTAAATAGATAGATAATTGTCTGATCTCTCCACCTGCCGTAGCCCTCATTAAAGCTATTTCTGCACCATCATAAGTAGTCTCTGCATAAATACCTACCCATAATTTCCCGTCAGGTTTTAGCCTGAAAAATTCGGAAATATGATAATGGAACTGTGCAAATACTGACCCTACACCTGCTGAAGCTTGGGTGACAGTTGCCGCCCCCGTGCCTGTACTAGTAAATGCTATTGTTGCACTATTTGGAACTGCTCCCATTTTTGCTGGTGGTGTAAGTTCTACGGTTGCAACATTAAGTGTTGCAACCCATCCATGGTATAAAGTTAAGGCATTTATAGCATCTACAAGCCCACTAGCTACATCCGCAGCTGCATCTGATAAAATTACAGTATACAAACCTAATAATACACCATCTACAGTAATAGCATTAACATCAGCGGCTGCACCTGGTACAGTTATTAAAACCTGCCCACCTGTTGCTACTACTTCATCGGAATGGGTGTCTACTATCCCTAAATCTTCGGCCTCTTGTACGCTAAATATAGGTTTCACCCTATCAGTAGCAGTAAACCCACTAGGCAAAGTATCCGAATAAAGCAATAAACCGGAAACATGATCTAACGAAGTATCTCTCCTTCCAAGTCCATTAGTCCTTATAAATTGTACGTTATTCTCAGGCATTTTCTTTGTCTTTAATTAAAGATTCTATTTTTTCAATACCCATACGCTTATCAACTTTTAAACCTAGGATTTTAGCTTCTTCTATTTTCTTTTCTTTAAAATCCTCATCAGCATTAGGTAATTTAGCTATATTATTGCCCTTATTTTCAATATCTTCCCTTACTATGACATAAGGAGGTTTTAGCTTATTAACACTAGCATGCGAATTAGCAAAATCAACACTATTATCATAAAACACTTGTGCATCTTCCGTCACAAGCAACCTCATGATTTTGCCGTCTTTAAAATATGGGCGTACTATTTCGATTAATTTATCTTTTGAATATATCATGATAAAAAATATTATAGCCCATAGTTAATATGGGCTATTATTATTACTACTAGGTGTCTTGTACTATTGTCACAATACCGGTGCCATCTGTTCTCATTTGGCTGTTGTTAAACCGTTGAGTTGCTGAATAAAGATTGCCTTGATATGTAGGGCTTCCAATTTCTGAATAAACTTTTGGAGTTCCTTTCGCTCTTGATACTTCATTTTGGTGCCAGCATATAGCAGCCCAGACATCTGTAGCGGCTGCAACTGCGCCCACTGCCTTAATTGTTGGCGTGGCAGCATTGGCATAAAGTAAAGTATGGGGTCTTAACATAATGTTAAACCCGTAAACTTTTGCCACTACGCCATCAGATATATCACCATTAGATAAATTTTTATTAAAGTCTATATCTAACAATTGCGCTTTGTTAATTTCAACAAAATCCCAATACATATCAGAAGGCATGAGACAATATCTTCCCTCGCGTGGTAGATTATCTTTATCTAGTTTTTTTGCCGCATTAGCCATATCAACAAGCATTAACCCTTTTGGGCTTAACGTACCAACTGATCCAGGAGGTGCTATGCTTGCGCTAGCGGTTCCTGTAGTTAGCACAATGTTGCCTGCGCCTGTGGACAGTAATCCGGCACCACCAAGATTATAAGCTGCTCTAAGTGCTATTCTGTCATTTAGCTTATCAATATGCTGCTTCATAATAGATGCAGATTTATCATATGATAGTTCTTTTTGTTCTTTTTCTGATACTTTTATTACCCCTAATGAGAATTCAATTAGGTCGTAAGTTTGCTTGGTATCTGTACGTGTAGTTACAGCAATAGGGTAACTAGTTCTATTTTCTACTATGTCTGGTAATGTTCCAGAGATAGGTATCTCTACTGTTATGTCGTTTACAAACGCATCATGTGATAGAGATTTTAAAACAAACTCGGAGCCTGCAAATAGTTTCTCCTTAATTATTTTAGTAAATGCTATTGTTCTTACATCTGTTGCCATTATTGTATTTTTTAATTTATTTGTACTGTTGATAATTTTACCCACGCAGTTCCGTTAAATATAAAAGTTACAATGGCTGTTTTACCGACTGGGATAGCATCGTATAAACCTGTTATATTAGTTCCGTATCTAAGTGTGTCTGCTGAGGCCGTTCCTTCCGTTCCTTCGATTACTAATAGATCACCTAATTTCCATTCAGAACCAACTGTAGTAACATTGATAACCATGTTAGTATCATTGTTAGGGATATAATAATTCATTCCTCTTATTAAATAAGAGCTGATATCCACTGTATCATTAACTTGATTAGTGACTGCATTAACATTTCCGAAAGGCCATCTAATTTGAGCCTGTATACTCAATGTGAATGCAAAAAACAAAAGTATGAATAGTATCCTTTTCATTATTCCCAGTTTTTTTCTAATGTTGCGTATAGTGTTTCGTTTCTTGATTTAATAGCCTCTAATACTTCTGGCTTATTTTTCCAAAGAAAATCGTAATTCATTTCCTCTGCCTTAACTCCATACTTTGCAGCTTCTTCTACTAGATTAGAAGTGACTTGAAGTTGCGCTACAATGTCAACTCCTTTAACAGTGAAATTAATTGAGGCCATCAATGCATTGAATCCTTCGAGGTCATCAGTAGCCATTTGAATCATTTTTTCTTTTGATTCGGCTTTTATCTTACCTTCTTTTTCATAAGTTTCTATTGTTTGCTTTGCCATTTCAGCTTTAAGAGATTTTTCTTTTTCTTCAAAAGATTTTAGTTTACTCTCTAAAGCTGTTATTTTTTCGGTAGATTTTGCTTCAGCTTCTTTACGAGCCTGAGCATCCTTTTCTATTGTTGCCTCCAAAGTTGTAACGCTTTTTAGGGCTTTATCTTTTTCGGCATTAATAGAATCAATTTTTGCTGCCTTAGCATCTTCTGAAGCTTCGGCAGTTAATCCTAATTTTGCTGCAACTAGTGTCATGTTGTCTTTTTTTAAATTATTATTTATTTCTTTATAAAATGCTGCTATTGTTAATATTTTGTCCTGTACTGTTGCCTCGGTATCAAATTGAGGCATTTTTTCGTATTTGATTACATTTTCTTTGTTGATAAATCCAGCTTCTATACATTCTTTAACAGAAAAAAACGAATCTTTAGAAAGCATAGTCTTAATGTCCTGCTTGCTTAATCCTGTTGCTTTTTCTGTTATTTCAGATAGCATACTATTGATAACTGATAGATAAACTTTATCATCTTCATTATCAGGTACTACTATATTTCCATCCTCATCAATAAACCTTGCAGCATGTAACATCGCTTTAGCGAAATAACTAGCGTGACGGTTTTCTTTGCGTGCAGCGAGCCATATAAAAGCTCCCATGCTCATTGCAAATCCTTGATTATATGTATGTACTGGTATTTTGCTATTTTGAATTGCTGAAATTATTCTAATGCCGTTTATTACATCACCACCCTCGGAGTTAATATATAAATTTATTTTTTCTGCTAACTTGTTTTGGTTTATCAGCATTATGTCGCTTTCAATATACGTCCCATTAACTTCCGTACCAATAATTCCACCTATGTAAAAGTTAATTTCTTTGCCTTCTTTTTTAGCGTATACTAATTTCATGTTTTAAAATTACGCTTAATAAAAAGAGTTGGTTTTAATGTATTTCCATTTCTTGTTGTTTCTTGTCATTTTTTACATTATTTTTACATATAATAAATACTATTACATATGACAACTAAAGAATTATTTAATATGAACCAAGGAGAAATGTTAGAGGCTTATCATACTAATCTGAAAAGACAAAACGATATATTGAAAAGTAAGAATCTTTTTTTAAAAATAATAATTATTATTTTAGCATTAATTATATTATTTATATTATTTATATGAGTTCAATACATTTAAGTAAAAAAGAGCTACAAAATTACTTTGATTGTTCACGTCCTACAGCAAGGAGCAAAGAAAAAGCATATAAAGAAATAGCCGGGAAGAATGAAAAATTAGAACTTACTATTTATGATCTGTGCAAGTTGGATGATGTACCGATTGAGGTTGTAAAACAAAGATGCGGGAAAATATGAAAGAAATAACTTTAAAAGGAATATTAAATTCTGTACATATATCTAAATATAATACAATTGCTTATTATTTAAGAGACTATAATGTTGTAGCTTGTCTTTTAACGAGTGGAAGATACCTAACAAAAGAACAATTCGAGAAAGAAGCTGAAGGAGTCTATTTAGGGGCTGAATTTATTAATGATAGATTAGAGCTGTATGACGAACTTAAAAAGTATTTCGATTTTATGCACTCATCAAAAAACACAGAATTTATAAACGGCATAACCATAAATAAACGATAAACTATGGAAAATACAGTAACTTTAAAAATAGAAGATTACGAAGCTTTGAAAAATGAAAGACGTGATTTAGAATCATCAATAGAAGTATTGTCAGATGAAAGGATTACAACATCAATACAATACCCTTGGAAGGGCAGCTATTCAATTGTATATGAAGGCGATGATAAAGCCATTCAACTCGTAATTAAACAGCATGATGAAATAGAACTAAAGTATGCAAAATTATTACAGATATTCAATATTCTGTCAAAATCCCTTTTATTCAAACTATTATTCAAGAAATATATTAATGAAGCTAAATAATGGTTAAGAAGACTATTTTTTTAAGGAAACTCCTTAGCCGTTCTAATAATATCGTTATCAATAATTAAATCAGTGGTTAATATAGGTTCAACCCCTGTTTTAGTCTGTTTAGTTTCGTCTTTCATTGCTGATTCAACTATTCCGCATTGATAAACCATGGGGAAAGTAAATACCCGATCATGTGACGAATCAATATCCGACCCTATACGCATTAAATGCGTAAAATAATTGTCATCCTGTAGTAAGTTAATAGCCCTATGTACGCAATGTCTAACCTGTTCAGCTTCTTTAAAAGACACTGTCTCATCGTATAAATTCTCAAATATAACATATACAGTAACTGTTGCAAGCCCTTTTTGTTGATTCTGTAACATGCCGGACGTATATCCGTAATTATTCTTAACGGCTATTTTATCCCATTCTACGGATATGTTAACAGCTACGTAAGGGTATAAACGTGGACGCTCTTCATTTTCAAAGTCAGTTTGTGAGTTAAATATCTCTACTGAGTTTATAGTATTATCATTTATAGAACCTTCTAAAGCCGTTTCAATGGCTTCGAACAATACTAACTGAGCACTTTTATCTGTTACCTCTGTTGCCATTATCTAAATACTTTATCAAGATGATTTTCTATTAACTTAATATTTTTATTATTCAAACTATCGCTATCGCCAATAAATTCTCTTTTCGTTTGATGACCTAAACCTTCGTTGTGTACCATTGCGTAATTATTAGTAATACTACTTGTCCCTATAACTATTGCATCAAAATCAACCCTTAATGTTTGAACATCTCTTTGCAATGTAGCTGTCTTTATCAAAATATTTCGCCCTGCATCTCTGTTTGTTTTCCGTGCTTCCCAACCGCTTTTTGAGGCATTTGTCTGCCCTCCTCCTTTTGAAAATCCTAGTTTAAAATGGTTTACAGAATTAACAGCTATAATCTTAGGGATAGTCTTCCTAAATGAAGCGTATTGTTTTATGCTTTGATCTATCCCAAAGCTACCTCTCTTTTGTATGGTTATTCCGCCAGCCATTATAATCCGTAATTTATATCCATCCCAAAGTTAGCATTTTTATACACTTCAAAGGCTTCATCTACCTTGAAATATGGATGAGAGCCTATGCCTTCGTTCTTAAATATTAGCCTATCCTTTGCCGGGTTCATCTTGAATAGCGGTTCAGGTACATCTTTAAGCGTGTTTATCTCGTTTACCTTTTTGCCCCGTGTAGTTTCGTTATATTTAGAAACTTCTTTGTTGTATTCACTTACCCTTTCCTCTTCCCATTCTTGACTTGAACGTTCACCTTTTTCTAATTGTTCTACCCAGCATCTACATCCGTAATCATTAATAGGCTGTATACTAGACCAATAAGAGTCATTAACAGGAGCAGTGAACCCATCTAGTACAGCATGAGACAGCCTTACCCTTTCATCGCCTTGCGTATGGTATATTAATAAAGGAAATAAATCTTTATCCCTTTCAAACTCCATCCATTGACGTGCGCTTTGCGCCTGCGCTACCGCTGTTTGTGCTTCTGTTTTTAGCCAATGGTCTAAATATACAGCGTCAAGCTCCTTTACATCTGCAAGGTATTTATTAAACGGTCTTAATGCGCCAGATTCATCAAGTATTAACCTTTGTGATTCTTTTATTTGGTCAAAGGTCTTTGCTCCTGAGAATATATTAACATTTTCACGAAAATCATTAAGTAAAAGCCACTCTGGAGAGGCTATCTCTGCACTTTTTAACGTACTCCCATAGCCTTTATATACCGATTTTTGTAGTGTTTTAGCTGTCGATTCGTAAAGGTTTATAGGGAGGTTTAAAACTGTAATCGCTCCAATGTAAACACCCTCATATATTTCATTTTTTTCTTCCTGTGTTAGCATTTTATGTATGCCATATTGTTATCCAACCTCTATTATATGATGTTGAGTTATAGTTAGCATCATCATATTGCCCACTTGTCAACCTTGTCAAATAAACGTCAGTTGCATCAACTCTGTTTATACCTGCGTTTACTACTGAAGCAAAAAAATCAGGTATAGGACTGTATGTAGTTCCTGCATCGTCTCTTATTGTAACCGTTACACTCCTTATATTTGCTAGCGTAAGACCGTGTGTTACTGATTTAGTTCCATCCGTATCCATATTCCAATCGCCTATATCCAGTACAGTACATTTTAAACCGCCTGTGAGTAATCCAACTGAATACGGTGACATTAGAGCATTATTATTGCTTAATTGCCTAGCTTCCGTGACGCTAGCTAAATCTGATAATACACTATATTTAACCTCCCATGATGTACCGTTATTTGTTAATAACGTTATTTTAGGCGTACTTGTTGAAAATATTGCCGTTAAATCTGCTTGTTGAACATATAGCGTATCTAATGTATTCGTTGTAATAATATATAAATATTCAGATGTTGTATCTGCCGGATTAGGAATGGTTAATGTTTTTGAAAAAGGTAAATCTAATGCATAATTAACGTATTGAATCGTATTATCTATTGATACATCCCCGTCAATAGTCGCGGTATATGATACACTTGTTTTTTTAGAGATTATTTTTATTCTATCGCTTAACCTATCAGGACTTCCAGTAATAGGATTCTCTAAAGTACCACTTGATGCGCTTGCAACGGCTCTATTTTCTTGATACACATCAACGATACCGCCTAATTGAGTTTGTTTAGCCCCATCTGAATTATTAGTTTGCACTAAAACAAAATAGTCGTCACTAGGTGTATGCGCATCTACCTTTGTAAGCACACTGTCAAGCATTACCCACCCTTCAGTAACGTTACTTCCTGAAATCTCTACACCTTGCACTATAAAATCAGTACCTAACTCTACTAACATGGCTTCAATACTTTGTATAATTCCATCATTATACACTCCTATCCCCCATGAAAATTCTGCGTCTTCCCAATTAAAAGGGACTCCATTACTAGGCGTTGGTATATTTAATTTATCCATGGTTAATATTTTTCAATTTTATATCTTTTATTAACTAATTTATATCTACTTACAGTAGCGTTAAAATTATCTTCCACATACACAAGCGATACAGGCACGTAGATTATGAAGTCATGTTCCGTCCCTTGTTCGCTTATTCGTCCTATATAAAATGGCGTTGCCGCTTCTCCTATCCTATACACGTATGTTGTTTGACTTTCGCTATTCCTAAATACATATTTATCTGTTATCCCTTGCTGGTTTACTATGTATATACGTCTTAATGTATTATCGTATAAATCATTGAGTCTTCTAACCAGATATATACCCTGCCCGTTAAACTTCAAATCTTCTTTTATGCCGAATATATAAACGTAGAATTTATCATTTAATGTTTGCAATCCGCTTAAACAAGCTTGCAAAAATCTTAATACATTACCATTGCCTTTTTTTACTATTATTCCCATTATCTATCTACGTCTAATGCGATTAAAAAACCATTTTGTTTAATAATATTTAATATTTCAGGGTCATTAATAGGGTTGTTTATCAAATCCGTTTCGGTGATTATGTATATCTTATTGATTTTAAAATTATCATTATCTAGATTTTCACGTATAATCTGCCTTAATTCTATCTTAGTTATATCAGCATTTAAATATTTATTTATACCTACTCCCAAATTATAATGCTTATAATACTGGCCTTTATTAGCTTCGAGTATAAAATAGCTCTCCTGTTCATTAGTATTCGAAATTAAAAAATCACCATCTTTTATATCGAAATCATACTCACGTAAAAAGCTTGGAATGAACTTTTCAGCATAATCTTCGTAATCTATTTGATAAAAAAGGCTCATTCTGCTATATATGTTATCGTTGGTATCGTATTAGTGGGATAATCGTAATATCCGTCAAGTTCGTAGTTAGTGCCCATAGCCATATAGCCTGCCCTAGCAACATACTGCTTACCTACCTCTAATAATACATCCGTAGCCGCCGACCATGCTTGCGTATCTGTTTTTGCATCGCAATTATCTATTGTTATATTTTCAACTCCCTGAGCCGCTTGTATAGCATCAACTAATCCGGCAATAGTAAACTTACTATTAAATGGTATTTGTTGAATGTAATTTGTTACTGCCGTTTCCACTGGTTTAATGCTTGTATCACTTAGTAGTTCCCCATCTGAATTAATAATCTGAGAATTATAAAATACTGTGCATGAAAACCTTAAGTTATCGGGGTCTTCACTTATAATTGTTATCTGTGTTCCCGCTGGAGCAATACAGTCCTCCGCGTAAGGTTGATTGCTTCCTACCATATATTGCTGAAAAGCGTTTAATTGCGCAGTTGTTAACTTTGCCAGCGAACCTACTACACCTTGCGCTACTTTCAATAAGATAGCTCCATTAGTTACTGTTGCTGCTGCCTGTGTTACTATTTGCTTTGTATCGTCAAGCACAGAATAGCCATAATAACTATTATCGAGCCACTCTAAAGCATCGCCATACTGAAACTCTTTAGACACCTTAGCATACCATGGTAATTGCCCGTATTCCCTGTTTTCAATAGCATCGTCCACTTCTGAAACAAACGTATCATACAGACTTTCTTGCAACCATATAGCGTATGCAACGGCATCCATTACGAGCCGCCATATTGCGACCTTAGAGACACTCAATGACTTCGTAATAGTATTGGCTAGTAGCTTGAAATTTTCATATGTATATAAAGCCGCCCAATTATCAGGATTAGGAAGTAACGTATCTAAATCCGTATTAGTTTCCTTTGAAGCCGTAAGCTGGTTATATATAGTGCTTAAACTACGTCCCATTGTACATTGTTTTTAATTCTTTTAAGTTGCTTTGTGCTTTTATTGCTTTTGCTATTTCGTTCTCAGTAGTTTTCTTTTCAGATAATGCGAAACCTATTTTTTCGCTTACTTCATCCACGTCCATGTTGAAATACATAGGTAAAATTTTCAATGCTTCAAGCTTATCGCTATACTTCATTGTATCTTCGCTTTTCCATCTGAAGAAATTGCCGTTTAATTTAAATCCGTATTTCAACATGCGAGGGATCAACTTATCTTGCACAATAAAGGCTATTTTTCTGCATATAGCTTTTTGTTTTTCTTCAAATATCCGCTCGCCAACTTCTGCGCTACCGACAAAGCTACGCTCATCAACTACCGATGATGAACCTATCAATAATTTGCTAATCTCATTATTTGAATATTCAAGATTGTCTTTAAATAAAGAAACCGTTCCGCTTGCTTTTGCTTCTACTAACATTACTTCGTCTTGTGGATGAATAACAGCCGATAGGCTACTGCCCATGTTAGTCATCATATTTTCCATGTTAGCATGCCTAGCCGGGTCTGTAATGTCTGTTTTTCCGATTCTCATCGGTATACCAAGCATCTCTCCAAACCTCCACCAATAAATTAACATGGCTTTCTTGCCTAATGCATGGTAAGCAATTTTATCAAGCAATCCTAACTCGTAATCACAAAGCAATTCAATAAAATAGGGAGCTAATTTAGGGTCTGAATAATTCCATCCATCAACGCCTGTCTTGTAAGTACCATATACATACAGATTTTGTTTAATAAACTTCTTTTGAGGTATTACATATTCACGTTTTATAAGCTTTAAATCCTTGAACTGATCATCTTCAACGTCTCCGAGCTGTATTACTGAATATGGATAGTAAATAGTTTCTACGCATATATCTAGGAACTTAAAAAACCATTCTGATTGAAATATCTCTGTTTTTTCTTCATCTACTTCATAGTTGCTATCAACTATTTCAAACGGTTTCGCTTTTATCTTGTCTTTTATTACCTCGATTATAGCTGTAATGTGACTGTCCACCATTACATCATCGTAAGCTCTTATTAATCCTGTCCAATCTGGTAAAGATATGTCTAATGCCGCTATCCTACCATTTTGCCAATCTTCAATATCCTGCTTATATGAGTCAAGATTATCGTATTCTATTTTTTTGTAGATATCAACGCTTTTAGGCATTTTTTTACTTACCTCTGCCATTAACTTAACATTATCTACGTGAGCATTATATAGTTTAGCATTCATTAGAAATTCCAATCTTTTTGAGTTTCACTAGTATATGTTATTCTATGCCCTTCTTCATCACCGTCAGAGTCTTCATTAACAGGGAGTATAATTGTGCGAGTTCCTTTTTGATAGGCTTTAAGATCATCCCGCACCCTGTCATATTCTGACACAATCCATTTAGGGGTAATACGTGGCGTTATTCTACGAAATAGGTAGTATATAGCTATAATACAAGTGATATCCAAAATAGACTGATCCCTAGGGTCATCTATTTCAGTAAAATATGTTGTATTTGTAGGGTAATTAGCTGTTGATTCGAGTATGTTAACATAGTATTTTTCATTAAAATAAACGTTATCATTTACAACGTAGGTTACTGAATTATCATAAATAGTCATCTCAGTAAACACTAAATCAACATCATAACGGTGCTGGATATAGCTTTTAACCTCTTCAATTGCCTTTTTTATTACTATCTGTAGGGTGTAGTCATCACTGGCCATCTTATTTATGTCAGTGTCATTGAGCGTACTATTTAGATCGTTACGGATGATAAAAGACATAGCTATTTGTTTTTACAAATATACAACATTATTTATAATGATTATAAATAAGCTCTAAATTATTATTTATATTGTTTCTTAATAATGGATTTTGTATATTG